ATTAATTTATTTTTAGATAAGTATAACCACCTATCGTAATCTTTATCTGAATCTCTAGGTTTGCCTATTCCTATAATTAAATCTGCCTCTCCTGCTTTTCCTGTCTTAGAATTATCTAGCCAATTAAAATCTATTCTTTGTTGATTGTGTGCTTCTGCACCTGCCTGACTAATGCCTATTACTAACACATTGTTTCTCTTTGCTAATTCTCTTGCTTGTTTGTAAATCTCTTTTAACTTTTCATGTTGTGCATTATAGTTTCCACGAATATTTATCTTATCTAGTTGGTCAATAATTATTATATCAACTTCATTCTCTTCACAATAATTATTTAAATCATCCATACTTACATCCACAGAATCATAAACAAAAATATTATCTTTAATTACACTCCATTCTCTTCTTACTTCTTCTATTCTTTCCTTAATTAAATCTCTTACTATCCCTGTCCAACAAGATATTAATCTTACATATGTTTTCTTTGCAGGTTCTTCATTTATAAAGGCATGACACTTTTTTCCTTGCTCTGCAAAACCATTTTTATTTGCAACTAGACTAACCCAAAAAGCTGACTTACCTGCCTCGGGTCTTGCAAACACAACTACAAAATTACCTCCACCAACTCCGTGTGTAGCATCTTGTAATCTTTTTATATTAAATTTAAAATTACCAAACTTTTCTTCATCTTCTATAAGTTGTAAAGGGTCAGCATTAATCCTATCCATTTTACTTTCATATTCTTTTTGCACTCCACCTATGTTTTGTACAAAGTTTTTTATTTCAGAAAAGTCATATTTATCAGGGTTATTGACCAGGGCAAAACTTTTTTTTGTAAGTTCCTCTGCTTTCTTTTGTTTGTGAGTAAGATTTAAAATATAATCTACTGTCTTTTCGTTTGGTTCTTTTACTTTATCTAAACCAAATATAATATTTTTATCACCACTTAACTGATTGAATCCCATACGAGAGCCGTATTGTTTTTCATAAAAGTCTGCTAAGTATTCGGTAGATATTGATTCTAATTCTTTATCATTTCTATAAATAGAATCTATACACTTGTAGATGTTGTGATTGTACACATCACCTAAATTATATTTTTGAAACTTATCGTAAAATTTTTTTTTAAGTAAAGACTTTAAAAGATATTTACGGACATTGCCATTCGTTTCAGGCAAGACTGCCTCCCTCATTTCTAACATATGTTAGATTACTGATTGTTTTCTTCTGCTTGTTTGTTGATAATTGTCTCTTGGGTTTCTTGTTCTTTCTTCTTCATTATAATATCTATAATGTCTCTGAACTCTCCATTACCATTTACTAATTTTCTAAATGTTTCAAATTCATCTGATGACATAGCCTCTCTAATTTTTACTTTTAAATCAAAGGGTTCATCATACATTCTAACAATTACAACATCCTTTTTTTCGTTAGGATTGTATTTTTTTAAAACATCTTCACAAGTTTCTGCACTTAGTCTTTGTATATAATATCTATTCATTTTTAATTTTTTTTAACCTTTCTTGCATTTCTAATTTTATCTCTTCTAATTTAGATGTAGAATCATCTTTTTGTATTGGCTCTAACTCCTCAATAACTATTGCATTATTTGATTGGTAATTAGTTTTAAAGTTTTTTGTACACCCACTTATCAGAATCAATAAAATTAAAACAAATTTCATATTCGTTTTATTATACTGACAATCGGAACATCTGCAAATCTTTTCGTGCAAAAATATTTTTTTCTTTTGTGTCCTGCCTCTATCATCAACCACTTACTAACCTCTACAACTATGTCGTCTGTGTTTTTATGTTGTATGCTTTTCATATCTATGAATCCTGAAAAATGAGATTTATATCCTGTTTTACTGATAGGCAATCTATATTCAGGAAGTCTTTGAAAGTTAACTATTTTTACACCACTAGTAGGGCAAACTTTCATAGGCTCGTATGTATGACTATCATTATCCCCTAAATCTTTTAGTTTATTATTTTCAAATGTAAAATGATAAGAGATAGTAGGTCTATTATATATCTCGTCATACCTATCTGAATTAACCTTACAATGTGTTTCTATCCCCTGTAAGTCTAGGATATATTCACCCTCTATCTTTTCATAAAATTTACTTGTATTGTCTGTCTTTTTTTTTGAACCACTCATCTACTCTTATCCTTTCTAGTTCTATGAATCGTTTTTCTAATTGTCTTTTTATAGCTATTGCTGAATTATATGTATCAAAGTTTTCTATTTTAAAATTGTTTAACTTTTTTTTTAAAGTTTCTCTAACATACTTTGGAACATCTAAATACATCATGTCATTTGTATCATACTTTTTGATTTGTACAAAATCTCTAGCATGAAATCCTTGATAGCTATCTTTTCTTACTCGGCCTCCTCTAGTTGCCATTTACAAACCTCCAAACACAAAGATATAACTTATAAATGCAATGACTATAAAGCCAACTGCACACAGTATTATAAAATCATCCTGCATATTTTACCTTTCCACTCTTTCATTTTATCATCACTAAATGATTTTAAATCTTCATCTATCATCCATATGTAAGCATTCACTTTGGATTCTAATTTATTTTTCATATCAAAACATTTATCCGTAGCATCCCTGTCTAAACATATCACAACATTACTAGCACTATTGGTTATGTGTTCTATAAAACTTTCTTGTAGGCTTGTTCCCATTAAAGCTATGCCTGTGAATCCACATTTAACTTCTATTGCACAAGCACTCACACAATCTTCTACTATTATGGCTATCTCTCTATTGTTGCCTGTAATAAAAGGAACTTCTGATTTACTATATTTAAACCATTTCGGTTGAAAGTTTCCGTATGCTCTGCCTGTGGCACTCACAACTTCCCCTTGATTCTCTACTAAAAATACAACTCTTTCTTGTTTTACATCATACATTACTCTAGCATTTGTGTTAGTGATTCCGTATGTATCTAAGAATGCCCTAGCTTTTGGGTGGACTGCAAAGTTAACAAAAGTTTTAGGCATAATAAATTTATGATTATGTAATTGTTTTTCTTGTGATACAAATCTTTCTACATCTTCTTTTGAGAACTTATCCCCACTACCACCTTTGGCCTCGCAACTAGCATGAAAACAATTCCACAATATAACTCCGTCTTTGTTGGTGACATCAAAAGTATTTCTGTTCATACAAAAAGGACAATCAGTTCTAAGTGTACCCTCAACATTTAATTCTTTTACTATTTCTAATTGGTGTTTATAATCCATTTGACAAATCTGATATATATGTTAACATCTAATTTCCCTGCCCACCCCTATATACTGTATTACCATGAGCCTGAATCTTTATCGTCATCATCTTTTTCTGCAGTCATAAGCACATAAAAGAATACAAACAATAAAATTAAAACACAAATTACTATTATACTTATACTTCCCATATTTTCTCTGCGTCTTCTCTATCTGTTAGTACACTAAGTATTTCTCTATCTATTTCTGTTTCCATTAATGAAGTTGATACTCCTTCTAATAAATATCTTTCCTCTGCATCTTGGACTGATTCAGCATCTACAATATATTTTTTTGTATAGCTTACATTAACTCTTACTATATATTTAGTTTTCATCTCTTTTTGTTTTTCCATTTCTGAAATTCATAATTAGTAAAATTATCGTGTATCTTTGCATAAATTTCATATTGTAATTTATTTTTATCTTTCATATTTTCAAAATAGTCAGATAAATATTTGGCTTGTTCTTCTGTGAATTTAATATTAATCATTATTACTTACCTTTCATTTCTAATAATATTTTTATAAATAGTTTTTGCATATCTGTTAATCCCTCTAAGTCTTTCTCTGTTATGTTCATTAAAACCTCACATCCTTTATCTTGTTCCACCAAGGAACTTCTATACTATCTATCCACATCTTTATTTGATTATCTATATTTTCTGAATCAAATCCTACTAAATCAAAAGCTATCTCATCTTTTCTATCTACAGATAATTTATAGGCACAACCTTTTGTCATCTTTCCTTTACTTACTTTGTCTTCTATTTCGTGCATAAACTCTTCTGCTTTTTCTTGTAAATGATTTTTAACTTTGCCCATTGTTATTCTCTTTTTCCTTATCTGCGCACTCATCACAAACTAATCTGTCATCATGTGTACTTTCTAAATCTACATATGTCATACTCGGGGTTGGTTCTACCTTGTCACAAATATAACAAATATCTTTTGCTTCTCTCATGGAC